GAAAAATTAGATCCTTATTTACGACCAATATTTGATGCTTTATGTGATAGATGGGGACCAAAAACTGTTAAGTATCGTTTAGATAGTATGGAAATTGAAATTATAGCATTAGCTTATATTCGTGGTAGAACACTAAACAATTGTTTTATTATAGGCGATGAATTTCAAAATGCAACAATAGATCAAATGAAAGCATTTCTAACCCGAATAGGGGATAATACTAATTGTGTAATAACAGGGGATTTAAGTCAATCTGACCTCGACCAAGAAAATGGGCTAAAATGGGCTTGCTCAAAATTAAAAAATTGTGATATAGTTAATATTATAGAGTTCGAGAGAGATCATGTTGTAAGGAGCGATGTAGTTAAAGAACTATTAAAGTATATATAATAGAGAGGGAAAATGAAAAATATTTTATATAAGTATGTATTAAAGAGTATAAAAAAGCATGATAAATGGATACAATTATCATGTAGAAGAGCAGGAAAAACTTTAGCATCAATAGCTTTAGCTGAAACTTATAGTAAGAAAGGTAATGTATGTATAGTAACTTTTAATAAAGAAATGAAGTCCATAATTAAAAAAATGTTACCTAAAGATTCTACAGTTAAAGTTTTAACACCAGATTCTTATATATTTAGAGGTATAAGTTGGGAATTAGTAATATATGATGAAGCAGAGTGTATTAATAATTTAAATTCTTTAATACCTATAGTATTTTCTAAAAAAAGTGTTATATTTGCTACTCCACCTTTTACTTATGATAATTATCAAATAATAAAATTTTGGCCTCAAGGCAAAACTTTTGATTTTACCTATTTTAATTATATTGATGAAAAAGAACTTAGAAAATCTTTAGGTGAAAAATCTTTTGACAAGGAGTATCGTTGTAAAAATGCCTTTACCTACACCACGTAAAAACGAAAAAAGAACTGATTTCATCAGTAGATGTATGATTAGTTCTGTTACTAAAAGAGACTTTCCAAAAATTAACCAGAGAGTAGCCGTATGTAACTCTCAATGGACTAAGAAAAAGAAAAAATGAATATATTAACACATCAAGCAATGACTACAGAAGATTTAATACCGGATGATCCGTTTTTTAAAATTCCTGTTAATAAATTAGCAACTAAATTATCTGATCCCTTTATGCCCTCTAGAAAATATGATAGTTTTAATACCAGTCAAAGAGCTATGGTAGATGGATTAGAAGGGCATCGTTTTTGGGTTCATATATCGGCGCGTAGAACAGGTAAATCTGTTGGAGCAGCTATTTTAGCATTAGCAAAGTTACTTGAGCCAAATACTCAAGTTATGATTATTGCTCCTAATTATAGTCTTTCATCTATTATTTGGGACTATGTTACATCATTTATTGTACAATTAGGAATAGAAACTAAAAGAAAGAACGAAAAAGACAAAGTTGTTGTTTTAATTAATAATTCTGTCTTAAGATTACTATCTGCTAATAATAGAGAAAGTCTTGTTGGACGTGGTGCTAATCTACTAATTATCGACGAAGCCGCTTTAATACCTGATAATGAGTATTTTGAACGGGATCTACGTCCCGCACTATCTACTTATGAAGACTCTCGGGCTTTATTTATATCTACTCCACGAGGTAAAGCTAATTATTTATATGATTATTATTTAAGAGGAAATGTACATAGTGTAGATTTTCCGGATTGGGGAAGTGGTTTATTTACTTGGGAAAGTAATCCTATATTAAGTAAAAAAGACGTAGAAGAAGCAAGAAAATCTGCTTCATCTGAAAAGTATTTTCTTCAAGAATATTACTGTGAATGGGCTGTTTTCTTTGGGCAGATTTATTCAATCGACGAAGATAAGCATTTAAAAGATTTATCATATATTCAACCAAGAGACCCTACTTTTGATTTTATTGCTGGATTAGATATTGGGTATCGTGATGAGACTGCTTTTATTGTAATAGCCACTGATGGAGAATATTATTATATTGTAGATGAATATGTTACTAAAGAAACTCCTACTCCTGTTATGGCAGAACAAATTAAAAAAATGCAGGAGGAGTGGGGAATAGATAATATTTATATTGATTCTGCGGCTGCCCAGATGCGTGCAGATTTTGCTTATGAATATGATATTTATTGTGATAATGCTGTTAAAAGTATAAATGATGGTATTTCTCATATTCAAGGATTAATAGAAAAGGATCAACTAATTTGTGATTTATCTAATGCTCAAAGATGCTTTTCTTCCTTGGCAGGATATCATTGGAAAATAAAAACTGAAGTACAAAAGCCTGAACACGATGAGCACTCACATTGTTGTGACGCGATACGTTATGCTATTTATACCCACCAAAAAACTTCTGTAGGGATATTTTCAGGATAATCTCAATAAACATATAAGTATTTAAAATAAAAAAACTTTATGGCACTTATGGGCTATGTCTTAAAAAATCATTATATGAAAATATGGAATAATAAGAATAGAGCATAAACTAATTTATTTAAATATAATAAAAACTAAAAAAGCTCAATACTATAAAAATAAACTTGATATATTAATTAACGAATTTTAATATCTTTTAAAATTAATATAGAAAATAATTGAATATAAAAAAATAGATATTGACCAAGTAAAAAAGGTATGATATTATAAATCATAATTTCGGTAAAAAATAGATAAAATATGACAGAGCTTAAACGTTTACCACTTAAGTACATTCGTGATTCAATTAAGAGTGCGTACAAAATAAAAGATGTTTGTTATATTTGTGGGACAAATAAGGATCTTGAACTTCATCATCTTCATGGACTATCGCAGTTATGGAATGAATGGTGTAACGAAAATAACATTATAATAAGTAATATTGTAACTGTTAAAGAGATGAATGAATTGCGAGGTAGATTCAGTAAGGATTGTGAAGAGTCTTTAAGTCATAAATATTTATTTAGCCTTTGTAAAGTTCATCATCTTAAATTACATACGATCTATGGTCAGCACTATCATAACGGATTAACACCTAAAATTTTAAATTGGTTAGAGAGGATGAAAGAAAAATATGGGCTGGATTGATAATATGCGTGAAAAACTTAACCCTGGACAACCATCAATAGCTGCGAGTCATGGTGAAAGTTCTCCCGCTAATATAGTAGATTTTAATACTGCTTATGATGAGATTGATGTAATTCATCGTTCTATTGAAATTATTATTAATGGATTAGTTGAGGTTCCTTTTTTAATTGATCACGTTAATAGTCGTGGACCAAATAAGAAAGTTGAAACACTATTAAATGTAAAACCCAATCCTTTTGAGGATAGAACTCGTTTTTTTAGAAGAGCCTTTTTAGATTATTATTTAGATGGAAATTGTTTTTTCTACTATGATAAAGGTAGACCTGAGTCAGACGGTAGTTTATACCTCCTTCCTGCTAATGATGTTAATATTATTCCTGATAAGAAAACATTTGTAGCTGGATATGAATTTCAACCGCTCGCAGCCGAAGCGAGTGAAATATTTGGATTTGGTAGGATGCCAATAAACGTAGTTAGAGATGACTCAACAAGTGCAATTTTCTTTGAAGCAGAAGAAATTATACATATTAAAAATGATAGTTCAAGTGATATTTATCGAGGCGATAGTAAGCTAAAGAACTTAGATAGAATTATTAAATTATATTATCATTTAATATCTTTCCAACAACAGTTTTTCAAGAATAATGCCATTCCAGGTTTTGTATTAAGTACTCCTAATGTTTTAAGTACTAAAATTAAAACTAGATTACTTGAAGAATGGGGACAGAATTATAATTCTTTATTTAATAACGCAAGAAACCCTGCGATTTTAGATGGAGGACTAAAAGTAGATCCTTTTTCTTCAATGAGTTTTAAAGATTTAGACTTCGAATCTGCTGTTGAAAGATTGCAACAAGATATGGTTAAAGGTTTAGGTGTTCCCTGGATTTTATTAAAATCAGGTAATAATGCAAACATTACTCCTAATCAATCTATGTTTTATACACATACTATAATACCTATATTACAACAATTTGCTAGTGCTTTTGCACATAGATTTGATGTTATAGTAACAGCGGATAAACAATCTGTAACAGCTTTAAGACCAGATACTCGATCAGAAGCTTTATACTATGTTTCTTTAGTAAATGGTGGAATTATTAAACCTAATGAAGCACGCGAAGGGTTACGTTTTGATAAATTAGAGGATGATGAATGTAATCATATTCGTATCCCACAAAATATAGCAGGCAGTGCCTCAGATCCCACACAGGGCGGAAGACCAGCAAGTTCTGGACCAAGTACAGCTACAGGGCCACAGAGTGACAGTGATAGCTTATAAGGAAATTAAATGAATGACAAATAAAACATTTTATCTTAACAGTTTTATTACTAAAGCTGAATCTAAAAAAGATTCGGCTGAGTTAAAAATTATAGGATATGCTAATACTATTACTAAAGATAGACAGGGTGATATTATTGTGCCTTCTGCTTGGGCAAAAGGAGTAGAGAATTATCGTATAAATCCTATTTTACTTTTTCAGCATAAAGCAGATCAACCTATCGGTAGAATAAATAAAATGAGAATCGATAAAAAAGGATTACATATCGAAGCTACTGTAAGTGAGATAGCGGAAAAACAACATGGTATTAAAACATTAATTAAAGAGAATGTTTTAAAGGCTTTTAGTGTTGGATTTAGAGTAAAAGATCAAAATTTTGATAGAGCTACTAATGCTTCCACTATTACTGACCTTGAACTTATGGAAATTAGCATAGTCAGTATTCCTGCTAATCAGGATAGTCTATTTAGTATACGTAAAGGTTTTGATAATGAAGAAGAATATGAAAAGTTTCTTGGTAATTTTGAAAAGAAAAATGATTCTTTATTAGCGGGTATTACTTCTTATGATGAAGAACATTACCACGCGTTTGAAATTGATGAAAAAGGAGAAGGAAGAACTACTTTTACTTCTCATGGGTATTCTACTCATTTTCATGAAGTTAAAGATAGTGAGCTGCAAGATGCTCAGGGTCATACTCATAATTCTAGAGTTAAAGACGTTGTTCTTAATAAAGGAGAATCAACAGATGAAATAACTCTAATTGACGAAAAGGAAGCTATAAAGATGGCAGATAATAATGAAGTAGTAACCGAAGAAAGTTCTTCTAATGAGCTTTTTGAAAAACCAGTAATAATTGGAAAAGAAACAAGTGAAGAAGATAGTTCCGAAGAAGAAATAGAGAATATTGAGGACGATCCTTATGCAAAAATTCCCTTGGAAACTAGACTTAACTATAATATTTCAGATTTAAAAATTGGTGATAAAGTTAAGTTTACAGATAGTCGTTGGGTAATTACTAAGATAGCCACAAATGACAGCCCAAAATTGCAAATTAAAGAAGTAGATATTGACGGAAATCATAAAAATATGACACAATATATTAACGTTGATGATATTTCTATAGTTAATGACTGGGAAATTAATACAGGATTTGATTTAGAAATTATTAAGCATTTTGATGTTAGCCAAGAGTTAACAGATGAAGATAGAATTAAAATTAAAGAAGAGTTTACTACCTTAGTTAATGTGTCAAATGACTTTTTGCATAATCTAAGAAAAGAAGAAGAAGTAGCACAAAACCCTAATTATCAGGAAAAGTTGCAAACATTACAAAATTTAAAATCTTTGGACCAGTCTAAATGGACTGATTCTACATACCGTTTAGCTAGTCGTTATACGGATATGATTAAATACCTGGAGGCGGTCAAACCAACTAATGCCGGAGTTACAAACTCTCAGTTTGACTTAGCTCTAGCATTAAACGGACATAAAGCCGACAAGGTACAAGAGGAGACTAATAAAATGGCACCTAACGATAGAATCGTTAAAACAGAAGATAAGACTGAAGAAGTTCAGCCAACACAAGAAGGTACAGCCGGTGAGTCTCAAGACAAGGAGACCGCCTCTGTAAATATTAAAGTTGAAAGTAATACTGAGAAATTAGTAGAAGCTGCTGGAGAGAAAATTATAGAAGTTTCTGATAAAGCAGATACGGGTATTGATTACTCTAGACAGTTAGAGGAGCTTAGAGAATTAAAAGCCGATCTACGAAGAGAAAGAGAAGCTGTTGCTGCACTAACTGAAAGTAAAATGCAATACACTGCTCAAACCCGTAAAGAAAATCCATATTCCGCTTCTGATATGGCAGATGCTTACATGCTATGTAAAGCGCATGCCGCTAAAGAAGGGTATCATAGAAACGACGAAGGATTATTTGATTTTTCTTCCTTAGGTAGAAAAATAAAAGCAGTTACAACTGTTGATGCTTTTTTAAGTAATTTTTCAACTACTATTCACGAAGAGTTACAACAGGAACTAGTTATCGTTCCTATGCTACGTAGAATTCAAGTAGACGCAAGAAGCTTTAGAGTCCCAGTAGCTAATGAAGATACTGATGGGGATATTGCACAGTTTGCATCCGGAACATTTGCAACCGGTATTGCTGATAGTACTAATATTCCAGCATCCAATCAACACTCAATTCAAGCAGTAACTTATACACCACATAAATTTATGGGTATGACTCACTTAGCCCTTGATGAAGAAGAAGATTCAATATTACCTCTAATCGGGTTCTTACGTAGTGCGGCTGCTCGTCGTATGGCAAGATCTATTGATAAATCACTTCTACGAGGTGATGGAACCCTAACTGGTTTTGAACAAAGCCCAGGTGGTATTACTGTTGGAGCGGGGTCTGAGTCCGCAATTGAGGGTATTGTTTCATTATCTTCTAATGCAGGACCTAATGATCTACGTGTTAATACTGGAGCATCTACCGCAGCAACTCCTTCTGATATCGCATCAGCAAGAGCTAAGCTAGGTAAATACGGACTACGAGTAGGTAATGATGATTTAGTATATCTAACTACTGCAGAAGGATACAATGAGTTAGTTCAAACTGCTGATTTCAGAACTGTAGATACTTTTGGCCCACAAGCTACTTATCATACAGGTACTCTAGGAGCAATCTACGGAATTCCAGTACAAATCACTGAATTCTTAGACGTGAAAGGTGCATCAGGTAACTTTGTTGGTGCTTTAATTTATAAGCCCGGATACCTAATTGCTGAAAGGCGTGGTATGCTAATAGAAACAGAGTATCAGCCTAAGCAACAAGTAACTGCTATTTATATGAGTACCCGAATTGACATGCAACCTTTAACTACCAATAGTTCAGGTAGTAAAGCAAAAGTTGATAATCAATATAGTTATTCAGTAGTTCTAGAAAGCTCTGCGTAATATAAGTAAATAATATAATGGGGTAGAGTAAATTACTCTACCCCATATTATAGGAAGAATAGAAAATGGCCGAGAAACAATTTTTAAAAGTTAGTCCTACTTTAGCGGATAATGCTCAGTTTAAGAGCGTTGCCGATATTCCTTCAGCTATGTTAAAAGACGAGTATACTATTCAGTTATTTCCCGGTGCATATTCTGCGATAACTGTAAATGGTACAGATCTTACATTTGAAGGAGTTGGCCCAAAGGATAAGGTTGTTGTTACAGGTTTTAATATTGGTAATACAAGTACAGGAAATGTAACCTTTACAAATATGACAATTGAAAGCACAGCAGCAGCTCAAGAAACAATTAATGCAGGTATTGAAGTAGCCCCTGAAGATGCTACAGTAAAAGTTATTTGTAGAGACGTAGTCTTTGCAACGGCTAATATTGGAGTAAAAAATCATGGGACTGGTACTGTATTATTAGATAGATGTGATGCATCAGGAGTAGATAAAGCAGTTGCAGCTAATGCCGCAATGACATTTACTTTCTGTGAGCTAACTCCAAATGCTTATGGAGAAAGTAATAACGCGCAAATTCAAGCATGTACAGTAACATCTTGTTATGGTTCCGGGTCAAACGGGGATATAACTACCGAGACAATTATAGTTGCTATTAGTTAATAGTAAGTAGTTTTAATGGAATTAAATAGGGAAGGCCGGCCATTCTGGTCTGGCCTTTTTTATTAGGAGAACAAATAATGTCCACAACATACGATGAAAATTGGGATCAATTAAAAGTAGATTTAGAAGTAATTAAAGATTTTAATGAAGACCAAGCTATTCGATGGTTAGAAAGACATGGTTACGGGCCCACCTTAAGGGACGAAGCTATGAGTAAAAGGGTAAAAGCGCTTGTAATACGACCTGCGGATAGGACAGAAGTATATAAAGAGATGGTAGAACCTGTTAAAGAAAAGATAGTAAAATCTGTTGATAAAAAGGAAAAGAAAAATACTTTTAAGTTTTTCTAAAAAACGATGGCAGCATTAGTAACATTAGGAGAAATTAAAGATTATCTAGATATCATTAATAATGATAAAGATAATCAATTAAAAAGTTTAGCTAATTATGCTAGTACTGCTATAGAATCTTACTGTGGCAGAGAATTTTCTGCTGTCGATATTATAGATGAACTCCATGATGGCGGATGTTCTGCAATTTTTGTTAAAAGAATACCTATAAATTCTATTAATACAGTACAAGAATATGATGGTATTCAATATGTACCATTAATAGGCCCAGACCTACAAACAGGAGAATTACCTAATGTAGCTTCTAATGCGAATGCTGTTATAGCCTATGTATGGAGTGAGGATTCTGGGCAAGTATCTAGACATGTTAAGGAAGGTTCTGGGAATCCTCCTTTAGACTTACAAGCACCGACTGTCTTTAAAAATTATGCTCGTGGAATGAAAGTTAGTTATAATGGTGGCTATACTACTATTCCTAATGATTTAAAAATGGCAACATTAGATTTTATTAAAATGACATGGAAAAAAGAACAGGCTTCTCAATCTTTTTCTCTACAAGGAGAATCTAAACGTAACTTTAGTCTTGCTCCTAATAGTTTTCCGCCGCATATTAAAAGAATATTAGATTTTTATAGGATTCTTCTTTAATGGTTTTAAAAATAACTGTTAATTCTGATATTGATAAATTAGTAAAATTATTTAATGAAGCTAAAAGAAAAGGATTATCAGAGAAAAAAGCTTTTTTATCTAATTTCAAAAAAAGCGTCGCAAAAGATCCTAATGTAGCAAATAGACAAAAAAAAGCGGTTAGAGGTACAACGACTTTAAAATCAAGTGCTGTATTTAATAAATCTTTAGCTCAATTAGTCAGGCTTAATTCTGAAAGTGAAGGGTTTAACCTCAGGGCTGTAGATAGTAGGAGAAATCCTTTTTTAACTTCTAGAGATTTAGGTAGATTAAAAAGCAGTGGGTTAGATTTGCTAAGTAGAAAAGGTTTTACTGCCGAAGATTTAAAAGATACTGAAGGTTTTTTGAATCCAAGGGGTAGTGTGGATATACGAAAAGCAAAAAAAGATGCAATAGCTTTTCTTAGTAATCTAAATGAAAATGGATTACGTAAATTAATAGGTAATGACAAACGATTATTAACAGATATTAATAATAAGCTAAACACTACTTTATTTATAATTGAAGATTCAGGATTAGGGGCACCAAATATAGTTTTTTTAAGAAATACAAAATTATCAGTTAATGCCTTAAAACCTAGAGTATCTGTTAATAAAACTTCTGGAAAAGTTAGACTTATTATAAATTTGGATAAAAGAGCATTAGATAAGTTATATAATAGTGAAATTAATTTTTTATTACATCAAAGAAGTAGACAACTTGAAAAAGAAATTAGTAAAACATCAGATGATAAAATTATTGCTTTACTTTTTGGATTGACTCAAAAACCAGCAACTTTTACTTTCTCTAAAAAAGAAGTCCCTCCTATATTTACAATGAATGTTACTCAGGATTTACCACAAGATAGACGAGTATTAAAAACCAGACAAGATAAGTTTATTTCATCAGCACAATATACTGCTATATTACAGCAGCAAATAGCTAAAAAAATGCCACGAGGGCCAGAAAGAGGACCACCTTTAGGAGGAACTATATTAACTTATAGATCTGGAAGATTTGTTAATAGTATTACTGCTATAATTAATTTCAAACAAGGGATCATTAAATACTTTTTTAATCCCATCTATAAAGCACATAGGGATACTGTTTTTGATCCAGATGAAAACTTAATAGAGCCAAATATAAGGCTAACTACGAGAGCATTATTTGGAAAACAGTTTAGAATAATACGTGGTGTTTAGTATATTTTAAATTTATATCTTGCGGGTAGATATTGTTTATGTTATACTTTTTATAAAGTAGGATAATATGGCATTTGGAAGAAGAAAAGAAATAGCTGAATATATGGTTAGCAAATTAAAGCTAATAAATGGAACTTTTTCCAATTTTGATTCTAGTTATAAATATTTATCAGATATCTCTCATAATGTAAAAA